AGCTGAACCTTTCCTTTCTCAATCTACCACACCCCTCAGTTGATGGGACAGTGCACCCTTCCTCCCAAGTCGCCAAATAACCTAGAATATACCGCTAACAGAACAATTAAAATTAAAATTAAAATTAAAATTAAAATTAAAATTAAAATTAAAATTAAAATTAAAATTAGAATAAACCTAATATTTCAGCAGTTAAATGCTCATTGACCTCTCTGTATACATCTTTCTTGCAACAACTAATCGCGGACACTCTCGATTCATACGCCAATCCACAATTCGTACATGAGGGCGCGTCATTACTTTTTAACCCTAATAACGCTCTTACGCACTTATGCCTGTGTAACATTGGATTGTGAACTGATGTCACATATCCGCAAGGCAAAAATACTTTCGCTCCAACAACAAATAATCTATGCATTGGCAATTCAGGTCGATACTTAATTGCTGAACGCATCATATCATGAATGTCGTCAAAACCTTCGGCGTAGCGTAAGCCTAATTCACCCGCCCGAGTAACAAATACGTCATCATTTTCAGTTTTAACTTCAACGTCATCTTTAATGCGGGATCCTAGTCGAGAGTATTTATAACCACCATCATCATTAAATCGCACTACTCTGTACTCTTCGTCCAACGTACAACAATCAACCGCTGGAAGGGACGACGCAAGGATGTCGCGATGTGTAGTTTTATTTTGCACTAAACGACCCGATCTTGGCGCCATACTATCACGCACGCACAGAGGTATGCCATTGGATAAAGCTAATCTATCAGTCAGTGAATGCGGCATTCTGTAAATACGCACGCCACGACCACGAGGATTGTGATGCGCGAAACAATAAACAGCTTCCTCCGTTCCCTCACGTTCAACGATGCAACACCACGGCGTTAGATCACCTTCGACACGTCTACAGTATATATCCATTTCGTCACGATGCTCAACTACGAAAACTCCTCTCGGAACAGCGCTCAACCATATCTTTTCGCTAAACACTCGATAGCACACTACCGCTACAATCTTATTGCGATTCATTGCAAAAATAGTGACATCACACGCATGTGGCAAGCCTGTCTCTTCATCTACATAATAGGCTCTCGAATTCAGTTGATATCTGTCTATACATCCATATAACCCACTGCTGCACGCTATTCTCTGCGGCATACTAGCTGCCATATGTTGGAACATATCATCACCGTCTAAATTCTTCCATCCAGTAATCGGAGCTTTGAGATCGCTTGGGCAATAGAAAACTCGATCAGGTGCGGACGCATTTGCACGTCCGTTCATTGATAACGATTTCATTGGAATTGGACGTTCCACATTTTCATTCGTTCCATTAAGCCATTTGCGATGATAACACGCATATTGCTCTAATTCACCCTTCTGCAATTCATTAGTCAAACGTGGTTGCGGGCGTGGTAATAAAGCATGTCTTTTTAGCTCTTCGACGCTCTTAATGCTGTCACGCAATTCTGGAACCTCGTCAAATAAGAGATCGTTAATCGGCATCGCCCTAAAAGCGTTATGAGTAAGTTTCGGCTGACTGGTTAGGCCATTAAGCCTGTAATCAAATCTATCATCAGTAAACACCATATCCAGTGGCAAATATGTGCGACTGTCAATTTTGTCGGTTTTCAGCTTCATACCAGGGCATATTCCATTACTCAACCACTCAGGGATGCAAATGGCATTCACGTTCTCAATACGCGTTCCACCATGCACTGTCTTTGAACTAGACGCTGTTTCATAGGGCCCAACTACTAAACACAACGTAATATCCGTATCACATGTTTTCGTCACGACGACTCCGTCTAATGTGTGCGCGCCGACGTAAATCACCATCACGTTTACCCTTAAAGTATAAGCTATTAACACTCGCAAACACAAAGGAAATACCAATTCACTAACGTATTGGCTGCTGGTCACGCTTCTCTTCCTGCCATCGAACACATATGCGGACAAGGCGTTCGCAAGATCTGGGATGCCGAGCGATATACGCATCAACCTATCATTCTTAGCCATTAAATCACCTGCATTATAAAGCTCAACGCTTTCGTAACTCGCGGGTATTTCTTCGTTTTGATCGTTAGCCATAGCGGTCAGAGTGCGATGTAAATCATGTAACATAAGAGCACCTCGCTTGTACTGGTCACTTGGTATGTTGACATGTTCTCTGCACCTACCAACCAAATTAATCGGAGCTACAACTTTGGCGTCAAAATCGACCTTTAAAGGCATCGGTATCGCATTCGTGGATTGATCGCGCTGTAACAGATTGTTTATTGCTGAAGACACTAAAGATAGAATACGATCATCTACCACATTAAAAACGCTCGTAAGTGCGTTATAACTCCGAGAATCGAGCAATCCTCCATACTGAAACTTAGATGGTACTACTTCTTGTCCAAACATGTTTAATACTAACGACCAACTGGGACGCAGTTCGATGTTCTCAACATCACCTTCGAGACACGCAATTACATCATCTAGGGTGTGAAGCGCATCTGATAATGTCTCACCTTTGGGATATAATACAACTCTAACTCCATTGTTTGTTCCCGCGTTAGGTACCGCTTTAAAATTCACTTTCAAAAATTTCTTCGCGCTTTCTAAGTCCGATCGTCTGACCAACGGCAAAATCGGGTAGTTGGTGCGAAACTTTGGTTGTGTGAAAAAAGAGGTCATAATACCGCAATTTTGTAGTTGCATACTGTTCATGCCCATGCCGCGTAATTCTTCCTGAAAATCGTGAAATGCTTTAGTATTCTGCATGCGTAGATTCAATGCACTTAAAATGGTTAAAACATATTGCTCCTTTGTAATATCACCGCTTAGAAGAGATGATGATAGATCACTGCCCATAGCACGCAATAACGGCATAACGCTGTTCTGAGCCTCAACCGTAACCACTTGACCGAGCACAGACATATCCTGCAAAAATCGATTGTATTTTAATGATTGATCAGCTGAAGGCATTTCTGGCAGGTCACGTTGCATGATGATCGCAGCATCGACGTCGGGTACCTTTTTTAATAGCCTAAGTGTCATTAATTGTCTCATGATTCCGGTAGCTTGCGTTGTGTATGCCATTGTTTAGTTGTTAGGTTTTCTTTTCCGAGTGTATTGACTTGTTGAGAGTACTGAAGAAAGAAATTTCT